TTGATGTATTAGAATTATCTATATTTAATGATGTTGTTGCATCTAATGAAATAGTTGTACCATCAACAGCTAGTGTACCATCTATATCTGTATTATCTAAATTAGAAGTTCCATCAATATCCATGTTACCAGAAATATCTAATTCAGTAGCAACTATTTTATCATTAAATGTAGCTGCTCCTGCTTCTGACATATCAAGCGTAAGGGCTGTAATATCTGAAGAGCTATCTGTGCCTTTAAATATAATATCAGCATCACCTGCTTGTGCATCTATAGTAATATTACCAGAACTAGTGGCAATCGTAACTGCACCATCACCAGTAGAAACATCATCAGCTGCTATACTTGTACTTGTATAAGTATTAAGTTGTGATGCATTAATATATTTTGTTGTGCCACCATCATCTACTAAAAATTTATCTGTGTCAGCTAATGTTATTGAAGTACCATCAGTAGCCCCATCAACTTGAATTGCTGCACCAGAAACTTTATCTGCTGTAGAAATTGTTGCTAGTTTAGAATCAGCTATTGCTGCACTTGCATTAACATCTGCATTAACAATAACACCTGACCCAATAGAAGCTGTACCATCAGTTGCTATTGCAATATCACCAGATATAACTACTGGATTAAAATTAGTACCATCTGCAATTAACGCTGCACCACTAGTATTTGTGCCCATTGTAATGTCATCACCAGAAACCGTTAAGTCTCCTGAAATCTCTACATTACCATTAATATCTATTGTTGTTGCATTTATTTCTATTTCTGTATCTGATACTAAATCTAAAACTCCATCAGCTGATTGATAAATATATGTTCCACTATCTCCAAACTGTAATTGATCTGTACTTGATAGTAGTAATCCTGTATCAGCAACGTGAGTTAAAGAAACATCTTGATCATCTCCAAAATTAATTACTGCACCATCTGCTAAAAATAAATCAGAAAATTCTAAAGAACTTGTACCTAATGCTGCTCCATCTGAAGCATCTGGAACAAAAGCTGTAGTAGCTGTTATTGTTGTACCTTGTATTGTACCTGATGATGTAATCGCACCAGAACCAATAGTTCCTAATCCTGAAACATTACCACTTGTATCAAAGGTGTAATTTCCATCAGAAAATGTTCCATCAATTGTTACATTTCTAAATGTTCCTATATCTTTATTACTATCTACAACTACTGCTTTAGAAGCTGCAACAGTTCCTGCTGTTATACCATCAAGAAATTCTAGTTCAGCTTCTGTTAATTCAGCACCTGAACCAAGTGTAAGTGTTCCTGTAACTGTTAAATTATCTGCTACTGTAACTTCAGAAGTAGTGTGTCCTATTGTAACTGCTATGCCACTTGTTTCTGTTGCTATCTTTAAAGCACCTACTGCATTCGTAATATAAGAATTGGATCCATCATGATATAATGTAAGGTCTTGAGCATCACCAATCTTTAATGGAGTTGAATCTGTTAATAGTAATGAATCTGCTGATTCATCCCATAAAAAATAACTTCCAGAAGTCGCACCAAAAAACTTAACATCATGCCCAGTGTCATCAACACCAACAGTAATAGCATCAGAGAATTTAAAGAAATCCTCATCTTCCATCCATGTTATAACACCATCACTTGTGTTTGCATTAAATGTTAATACAATATCGGTATCTGCTCCTGTACCAAAACTTATTGCGTTACTGTATAATGTAGATAAAGGACCTCCATCACCAGCAGTAGTACCATCGTGGGTATGACCTGTTGATACATGAAATGCCGCTAATATCGCATTAAACTCATCATTAGTGTGAGCAGCGGTGATAGTATCACCGTCACTGTATGAGCTCTGTCTAGCTGAATATACTGCCATTATCTTCTTCCTCCTGGGACAAATTCTAATTCAAAACCTTTTAAACTTATTGGTGGATTTGTACTGTCGTCTGTAACTTTTAAAGCAACCGCAAATCCTGATCCCTCAACGTGTTGCCTTACTAGTGGTATTCCTGATTGTCCATAAACAGAAGTATTATATACTCCTGTACCATACAACGCTGGGGTATTACCTGTTGATATACTATATGATGATGGTTGTGGGGTTGAACTATCATCAAAATTATATCTAACGTGTAAATCTGCATCAACTGCACCTTCATTAGTGTAGTTAACAATTACTCTTTGCATATTCTTACGAATACCTGGATCTCCCATTGTTAAATCAGGAGATCTATATCTACTTTGAATAGGGTAAGTTGTACTGGCTCTTGTCCAAGAATTTCCTGATTCTTGTTTGAAAATATAACCATCATAACCCCCACTAACTATTGTCTCAGTCCCACTAATAAAATCTGAATCTGTAGTTGCAACTTTTAATCCTTCAATATCTCCATACTCATAACCAAGTTGTCCAGTATTTGGATTAGTTTTAATCACTGCAATAATACCTTTTGAGCCAGACTCAGCTCCTGTTGTTACTGGATAAAATAATCTATACTGTGATTTTTTTCTAATAACTAAAGATGAAATGTTATTAGTTCCAATATCATCAATTCTTTGTTGTATCTGTTTAGATATAGTTCCTAATTCTACGTCACCAATTCTTTCTGTACCTGCGATAGTTCTTAATCCATCTGGTGCTAAATAAATAATATCTCCACCAAGTTCTTGTATAGACCCACCATCAACGCATCCAATCTTTCTTGTTACTGGTACTATTGCAAAATCACTTACGGTTGTGCCAGTAAGTTTAAATATCATATCTTCACCAAAAATAAATAATGCATCCCTGAATACTTTTAATCCTTTAATTTTGGTATCTACTTTAATTGTTCCGCCACCATCATCTGCTGTAAAGTCATTTGTTTGAGCAGGTCCCATAAAACTTATTTGTTGTTCTGCTCCTGATGCTCCAGCAAAGAATATATGATTCTTAAATATTTCTACCATTGAGAATGAGGTAGAACTTCCTGCTGCATTTACAACTGTTGTACTATAGGATGTATTCAGTATTTGTGGATATGATGTTCCTGTCGCAATAACTATTTTATCAGTGCCATCAAAATTAAATTTTCTAAAAGTATAGTTACTACTTGGTGTTCCTAAACTTGTAATAGTAGATGTCCAACTTCCTGATCCACTAGATGCTCTATGTATACTTCCACCTCTTGCTCCCAATACCACACCATTAAAGATAGCTGACATTACAACTCTCTCACTTGATGAAGATACTTGTGGGACAATATTACTATTAAACTTTGTAGTCCCTAAAATCTTTTTATATCCACCTTTTACATCTGGCTCAAAGTTTTTTAATACTTTACATTCTCCAGGTTGATAAGAAAAGGAATCCTTGTTTAGCACAAGCCCTCCGCCACAACCAAATACAAATGGGGATATCTGTGAAGTATCAGCCACTAATTGCTCCTACTCTAGTTCTTCCTAAATTTACTCTAGTATCTAACATCTCAGTAGGTGCATTTATTAATTCAATTCTCATTCTTTTAATACATTCTTTATAATCTTTATCTGCAAACTGAGCAAACTGTGGGTCAGAACGCAAACCGTATATATAATATTTTGCTCTAGCAACTACTGCATCATGAAATCTTGCTGGTATATCTGGACTATCATCATACGCTGATAGATCAGAATGTGTTTTCCAATACTCATAGTTTATAGTGTACTTATCTGAATCAGGTATTGGGTGTAACCCAAAGTATCCATCTTG